CTTCGGCTTCCGCGTCCGCGACCTTGGCGTCCCGTGCCCGCTGGCGTGCTCTGGCTTCAGCGTCCTGCGCCGATGCCAATGCCTCTTGGCGCGCCTGGTTGTCGGCGTCGATCTGCGCTTGCCGATCGAGATTGCGCTGGCCGATCTCCGCGAGCGCTTCGTCCCGTTTCTTGGCACGCTCGGCGCTCTGCGCGGCGTAGGAGTCCGCGATCTTGTCTGCCTCTTGGGCGAAATCGGTCTGGCCGAAGAACTCGCTGATGCGAGCGATGCCGCGCAGGACGGTTTTCATAAACCAATCCCACGTCTGACCGATGGCGGTACTGAAGAACTGCCAGGAGGCCAGCAGGCCGGTGACAAGGTTGTCCCATAGGCTTTGCAGTGTGCCCCAGGCGCTCGACATAATCGAAGCCACCCCGAACACGGCACTGTGCCAGGTTTCGATGAAGAAAGCCTTAAAGCCTTCCCACTTGGCACTTAGCCAGCCGATTCCCCTCGTCCATTCGAGCTTCAAGAGCGACCACAACACGCGAGCGGCCGTGGCGAAGTCGCCCGACGCTAGCGCGGTGCGAATCGCGGCAAACGCCGTGGTGGCGTCACCGACTAGCCCGCCGAGGATGCCATTGATAAAGTTGACGGCTTCGCCGGCAGCGCCCGACGTGTAGAGAAAGTATCCACTGAGCCCGATCAGGGCCGTGACCACGAGGCCGATGGGTGAAAGCAGCGTGGCCAGCACGCCGCCAATCAGGCCGACAGCGCTGCCGAGCCCGGTGATGATTGCGGAAACGCCGGCAACGACACTGCCTAGGGCGCTGAACAGCGTTCCGGCAATAACGAGCGCCGTGCCGACTACCGCCACCACGGCCAAAACCTTGGCCACGATGACGACCAGTTCCTTGTTCTTGCCGATCCAAGCGCCAATGACCTTCACGCCGGAGGCGATGTTGGTCACCAAGGGCGTAATGATCGGGATCAGAGCCGAACCGATCTCTACGGCCGCGTCATCGACGCTGGCACGCAGAGCCTTCATCTGGTTCGATAGTGAACCCAATGAGCGGATAGCGTCACCCTGCGCGGCGGTCGTGCCACGCATGATGATCGCCAGTCGGGCTTGAACCTTCTGCTGCTCGCTGGCCTTAGTGGGATCAAGGCTCTGGTTCAAGAGTTCCTGCTTGACCGCCGCCTCCGAGACGATCACGCCATACTTCTTCATCACTTCGCCGCTGCCGGTCAGGGCGGCGTGAAGATCACGAAGAACGTCGGCGTCTTCCATGTTGTTGAAAGACGCCAGGTCGATCGCCAACCCGGTAAGCTGCTTGCTCAACTCCTCGGCACTCGACGAATCGAAGCCGATGGGCACGAGTAGGTCTTGCGTGTTGGCTAGAAAATCCGCGACTTGTTTCTTGGAACGACCGATCTCGCCGCCGAACTGGTCGGCCCAAGCCTTCATCGCGGTGGCGTTGTCGCCAAACACGACGTTGAACTTGTTCATGGTCTCCTCCATGTCGCTGGCCGCTTTGACGGTCAGCGCTAGGGGAGCCAGGAATACGGAAGTGCCGATCACCAGCTTCTTACCGAAGCCGGCGACCGATGCACCCCATGCCTTGAGCCGCTTAGAAGCGGCGGCAAGGCCGGCGTGCAATCGTTTGTCTTTGAGGAACAGCTCGACGTAAGCCGCGCCGGCCCGAATGTCACTTACTGCTGGCAATGAACACGTCCTTAAGCGCGGTGATGGGAACCATCTGCCGCTTGACGGGAGGCGCGAGAGGATTGAAGTCGCGCGGCTGGAAAGGCTTGGCTTTGGGATCGCGATGGCAATTCGCGATCAGAGCCATGAGCGAAGAAGTGTGGCCCCAGTCGTACTCGATGCGCGCATTGGCAATTGCGGCCAATTCACGCAGGGTCAGGCTGCCGGGGGCGATGCCGCAGATAGCAGCGTAGGACCAGACGAGATGCCACCAATTACGCGCTCGATCATTTCGTCGAGCGCCGGATCGCTGATCCGCTGGTCGGCTGCTGCAATCATCTTCAGTTCGACTTCCTTCAGCTTCGCAAGCGCCCGTTGCAGAACCTGGCGCTTGCGGCTCGGGAAAAAATCGCAGAAGTCCTCAAGCAGGGCGGTGGTGGCGTGGTCAATTGCGTCGCCGGCCATCGCCCGGCCGAACTCTTGATCGCTCACGCCGCGCTGGTCAGCCTGGGGCTTGCAGATCACATAGATCGTGTCACAGAGCAGGACGGGATCGGCGACCAGGCGTTCAATCACTTGACCGTTATCGAGGTCCAGAAGGTCAAGATCGAGCAGCGACTTGACCCGCTTAATCGAATCCACGGTGATCGAAACGGTCCATTCCCGCCCTTCGGTGTCTTTGAAGGTTTTCAAAGGCAGCTCCTTATGCGGAAATGGTGTACCAGGCCGGCGCGTTGTCGCTGCGGGTGGGCTTGATCGAGACGTCGGTCATCAGGGCTTCTTCGAGATTCTGAGACTCGCTAAACTTGAGGACGGCCATCGCGGCACGCAGGCCCTGGCTGCCGTTCGTGGTGATGCCGCCGTCCATGACGGCGAACTCCAGCGGCGTCTTTTCGAGCCAGGCATCGCGAATTGCTTCCCAGTTGGTGTCACCGGGGTCGTAAACCATCTGGAACTCGATCGTGGCTTCCTTGAGAGCAGCCACGACAGCCTTCCAACCGCCGCTTTCGCGAGTGGTCACATCGGCTTCACTCGACTCCAGGCCGAGGGTCAGGTCTTTGCAGTTCTTGACTTCGCTCCACGTCGGAGTGGCGTAAGACGCGGTATTGAGATAGAGCTTGGCATCCAAGCCAAGCTTGGTGGTGACGGGCATAGTGCTTCCTTGCTAGACGGCGTTGCGCCAAATCTTGGGCAATGACTCGGACTGTTCTTTGAGAAAAGCCGGGCGCATGAATGGCCGGGCTTCGTACTTGGCGAGGCGAACACGGACGGCTTCGCCGGGCCGGGGACGGCGGCGACCCATCGAGGTCCACTTGCCGCCGGGATAGCGCTGTTTTTCCCGAATGCCGGCGGTGCCGCCGTATTCGAGGACTTCAGGCACGGTGCCGCTTTGCAGCTTGCCGCCCAGATACTGCTTCTGGTTGAGCTTGACCGGACCGATGACGACGCTGCGCCGGATCGGATCAAACGCGAACAGGATGTTTCGCAGCGAGACGAACTTGTCTTTCGTGTGCGAATTCGGCGGTTCGCCCCGTCGGCTGATCCGTTTGGTCGGCTTGCCAATGCTGCTGCGAGCACGGGTTCGCACGAACGTGCCGAATTTGGACAACACACGCCGCTCGGCGGGCGTCGTGCGAGCCAGAACGGCCGCTCGATCGAAGAAGTTACGCTTCGATCGCTCCAGATCGACGCCGATCACTCCAGACCTCGATACGTCACGTTGAGCACCGACGTAAATTGCCGGTATTCTTCCAGGTGGTCGGGATCAAACAGCGTCTCGTTCTCGGACCGAATCCAGGTGAACGGACCCAGCTTGCTGAACTTGAGGCGGTCACGGATCGACTTGACGACGTCCCGCAGGCTGTCGAGTTCCGCCAGGTCGAAAGAATCGGCTGAGCCACGGCCCAGTTTCTTGATCACGCCGATGTAGACGGTCCAGTCGGTCTGCGAAACACTCCGCGAATGCGGCAGGCTGACTTCGCTCTTGGGAATGACAAACACCTTGAGGTCGCTCGATAATTCCTCCCGCTTGAGAACGGGAAGATATGCACGCACGGCTGTGAAGCCGAGCGAAGCGTCGTTCAGATCGGCGACTACCAGGTCCGCCAGCTCGATGATGGGATCGCTCATCGTTTGGTATGCACGCGCAGCAGCGTGCGTCCGATGTCACAGAAGCGGTAAGGCATTGCGCCCTGGGGAGCCATAACGTCGAAGACGGAGCCGTCTTCTTCGATCTGGTCGCCCCGCTCGGGGAGCGTTTGCACGCCGCCCAGCACCAGGTCGGTGGCGAGAAACAGGAAATCGCGAGACTGATACTGCTCGACGAGTTCGACCGAATCGGTGACTTCGTAACTGGTCAGGCCCGGATAGGCGATGATCTCACTCGCCTCCGCGCCGCGCCGGTAAACACAGGGCTTACCGGCGGTGGCCCGAAGACTTGCGGCGATCGCTTGGGCTGCGCCGCTGATCACGAGAGGACCTCAAGGGTCATGCTCTTGGTCGAAGAGTTCCCGCTGGCACTGCCGGTGGCCTTGGTACGGACGTACCGTTCCGTGGTCGTCGGCAGGGTAAAGCGGAACTCGACGGCAGCCGCGCCAGCGCCGCCGGCACCCGTTTGTGTGCCGAGCGTCATGGCGACAGTCGGAGAACCAAAGTTGGAATCCGTGTCGGTCTCGACGGTGTAGGTCAAGACCTTGCTGTCGGGCTGCTCACTGGTGGTGAGCGCCGGGATGCTGAGCAAGAATTCGACCGGCGCGACGAAATCGCCGCGCGTCGAATGGCCCAGGTCGATGCCAGGCGTCGAGGTGTTGGCTGCGCCGTTGGGCAGCGCCGCGGTCACCGTCAGCAAGGCATCCTTGAGATTGCGGTTATTGGGCATATACGTTCCTTTACAGGGTCAGAGACTCGGTGTTCGTGATGGCGTCGGTGACTTCAATGCGCACGCCGAACGCCTGGGTCGGGATGGGAGCCGGTTCGCCACGTTCGTTGGTGGCGGTACGGCTGGAGCGAAGTTGCTCCAAAGAACGGCGTGACATGAACAGCACGTCAGGCACGACCCCCACGGGAAACTTCCCGAGCAACTGGGCGATCAGGCCGTCCGTGAGATTCGCTTCGTCTTCTGCATTCGTGAGCTTCTTGATGCGGGCGATGCTGTAGACGCTGCCGACTTGCAGACCCGGACGGGCCAGCATTTCTTGAACGTAGGCGGTAAACGGCTTGTTGTTGCTGTCCAGCACGCTTTCTTCGCGCACGTCGGACAGGTCTAACGAACCGCCGTTGCCGTATAACCATGCCACATCGCGCGGGCCGAACTTAACGGCCCAGACACTCGAACCTTCGTTGGCGTCGGTGCCACCAGCATCCACAACCATGTTCGTCGAGTCGTAGGCCGAAATCAGACCGGCAAAGCCCTTGGCGTCGTGCGCGGTGCCGTAATAGAACTGGCTGGCAAGATGCTGAAACGCCGCCTTGACGATTCCGTCTGCTTCGAGAGCAATAAAGGCTTCGGCACCATCCTCGTGGCTATCTGCTACAGCACGGTCACAAATCCACCTGGGGTTCAGCAGATGTGTCTCGTACAAACGATTTTCATAAACGCCTTTGCTGGCATCCACGCCTTCGTTCGCGCCGCGGAAGCCGACGGACGGCAAACCAACGCGAACCAACGTCTTGTAATTGAGGCCCCTGATCGTCCGGGCAAAACCCATGTTGATCTCGGGCGTGTGCTTGGTGGTCTCGTCAATGAGACCGGCTACCGCATCGCTGCCATTGGCTTTGGCGATGTCGAGTAGGGTAGGCATACCCATGTGAAAACATCCTTGTTGAATTGGGTGATTCACGCGCAGCGTGCGTCGTGAATGGGCGGGCAGAAGGCCCGCGAAAGAGAGAGAGAGCGTGCTACTTGGCGCGCTTGATACCGGCAGCGAACTTGGCCAAGCCAGGGCTACCGACCTTGAACATCAGATCATCAACGGCTTTTTGTTCGGCACTCTGCTCAGCCTGAAACGAAACCGGAGCGGCTTCGCCACGATTGGCGGTGAGCTGCTGACGTAGTTCCTCGTTGGCCTGCTTGAGCGATTCCACTTCAGCCTTGACGTCAGCCAGAAACAAGTTCTGAGCTTCCTCGAACGACTTGCCTTGAGCGAACCAGACGCCGCCCTTGTCGCCGAACGCGGCGAGAAACGTCTCGCCAGTGGGTTGCGAGCCGAGTTCAGCTTGCTCGCTGGGAGTGTCCGTGACTTCGGCAGTCACTTCCTCCGTCAGTTCTTCAGGCATCAATGCCTCCTCTTGCTTGTGCACGACCGAGAGGCCATGCCGATTCAGAAAACGTGAAATGAAACCCTGCACACGGTCGGCATCGACGCCAAACTGCGTTTCGGCGGGTTTGTCGGTAGAGAGACCAAGGCTGTAAGCCACGAGGGCTTCGGCCTGGCTGGCGACGTCCTGGCGATGAAACAGTCCGTCTGGGTTGGCAGCCGGATCATCCACCAGGTCAACCGCTCGAAGGCCCTTCATGCGGGCATGTGGCAGGTTGGATAGATTGTCGGGATCGGGGCTGGTGAACTTCTCGAAGCCACCGTTGGCTAGAACAAAGGCGTCTTCAGACTCATAATCCGGTTCGTAGACGATCGAGGCACCGAATGACGCCGGGTCTTCGATGGCCCGGTCCATCATGTAGGTCGCGAGATCACCGTCAGGCGTGTTGTGCGAGCTACGTGAAAAATGCACGTCGGCCCGCACCGTGTCGCCGTCAACGAAGGCGTTCTTCGTGCGTCCCAGGAACTTGGCGAGCCCGTCGCTTGATAGACCGGGATGCGTAAAGCGTGATTTGTGGCCCTTCTCGCTGGCGTTGATTTGGTCGGCGACTTCGTTCAGAAACGCGCGGTCAAGCCAGAGACCGTGGCCGAGTGCCTCACCGCGCGTGATTACGGCATAGCCGCGAATCAGGCCGGCTTCATAATCGCCGCCTTTGCGTTCGACTGGACTGTCTTCTTTGATGCCCTTTGCCGGCGCACTGCGCAGGTATTTAGGCGGCTTGTTGAGTTTCGGTTTCATTCTTATCCTCGGTGATGGTCACCGTGCTAATGGTCGAAAGGTTTACGCCTTTGCTGGCGGCGTACTGGCGGCAGGCTGCGATCTTGTCAATGTTCTCGTAGAAGTTCTTGCCATGCCGCTGAGCGATGTCCTCGGGGTTGTCTAGGCCGGCGTCGATGGCTTGGATTTCCGCTTGGATTTCCTTGAGCGGATCGAGCCACGGCAGGCCGCGATGCACCCATTCCCAGCGAAGCTGTTCAGGGCGGACGCCGGGCAGTTCGCCATCCTGGATGTACAATCCGAGCCGCCAAGCGGTGAGATGGTCGAGCATGTCGCGAATGTCGGCACGCTTGACGTCGGCCGCCTGCTCGTATTGCAGGAACGCTTGCCGCGCTCCTGAATAGTTTGTGTAGTTCTCGGCAAAGAAACTGTACGGGATGTCCAGACTCTTGAGCGCGATCTGGATCATCAATTGGAAGAACTGTTGCTGCTCGATCGCTGGAGACTTCGATTCGAGAAACTCAGCGCGAGAACCCGGTTCGAGTTCGAGGAGAATCGGACCTTTTCCAAAGTCCACGGAATACCCGCTATCCTCGTCGCCTTCGGTTGCAAACCCTTCGGCGGCATCTCGATAGATGCTCAGGCCGAATAATTGACTGCACTTCAACTTTGCCAGCGCCAGGTCAAAGCCTTCATAAACATCCCGTAGCGTGTTCAGACCCGCAGTTAACGGCGAAACACCACGTACGGCGTCAAAGCGGTCGTAGTGTGCGTGCAGATAGAGGTTCTTGGCCGGCACCATTCGCTCGAAAATGAACGAATTGGCGGCATCACCACGCCGGCAGACCGCATAAGCGAGAGCCCTACCGGCATCATTTACCTGGACGCCATGCACGATGTTGCGGTCAAAGCCAAGCGGCGACTTGATTCGGTCACCCTCAATGGCTTGAATGTGCCCACTCGAAAGCTTGAGAAGGCCGCAATCGTTATCAACGCAACGGCGGGCTTCGGCGAGTCGGACAATCCGGCGCAGCGGATGGCGTGCCGCGATGTCACAGTTCTCGGCCTTGCTCCAGTTGTCGTTGACCAGCGATTCGAGCCGATCGTCTAGGGCTTCGTTACCAGTCTTGGCTTGAAAACTGAATGTCGTGATGTAGTTGAGATGCTGCCGTATCGCCCAGGCCGCGATTGCAAAGTTCCTCTGCACGTCTCGCTGAAGTGAGATCAGCTTGCGGCGTTCGTCAGGCGATAGTTCCCGATCCTCGCTGCGCAGCATCGCCGGGGCAGCGCGGCGCTTCCCCTTGGACGTCACTGCGTCATACGAATGGGACCGCTTGGGCTTAGCGGTCGTAGACTTCCGTGTCTTGGTGGGCATCAGGTGTTTTCCAGGTTGATGCTCGCTGCGATGGGGCGCGAGCCGTTCAGACGGGCGAGTTTCTTGGTCCAGTGCTCATAGGCGACTTCCAAATCGCCGTAGGACACACTCTGCCCGTCGAGCGCGATGGTTTTCATGCCTGCGCACTGGAGGAGCAGATCGCGATACTTGGCGACCATCTTCTCGGTGAAGGCTTGTTCGGTGGTTTTCATAGGTACGTAACTCTGCGGCGGCGCATTCGGGTCGTCTGAATCTCACGATGACAGGCGAGCGTGACGCCTTGGATGGAGGCAGCGACGGCACAGCCGGCGATGCAGTCGAGATAGTGGTTCTCGCGGTTCGGCCGAAGAATCCACTCTTCAGAGGTCCGCCCATTGGCGGTCACGGTGACCGGCGTCTCGGCCGTGAGATGCTCTGAGAACATCCCGTGGCTACCCTTATGCAGCGATAGGCTGCCCGGATCGCCAATCGCGGTGGTCAGCCGCTTGTAGATGAATGATTTGAAGTAGTTGGTATCGTAAACGACGTGTCGGACGACCTTGCCCGTGCTCAGCGGTGGGATGCGCCAGTTGAGCCCGCGACGTTCACCGGGCTTGGGCTTGTATTGGTTGAAGCCGCCCGAGGCCGCTCGAACAAAGACACCGTGGCTGGGGAGCAGGATGGCGCTATGCGGGCTCTGGCGGCAAAACTGATAGACGGTTTGGGTAGAGTCGCCCCAATTGGCGTCAATCAACAGCCGCTCGATGGCGAGTTGGCTGCCATCATCACGAATCCAGGGTTGGCACAGTTGGTCGGTTAGTGCTGTGAGACCGGCGAAAAGAGAACCTTCAAAGCCGGTGCCAGGGAACTGGTCGCTGAGCGTGTGCCGAACTTCGCGAAGCGTGAAGTTGTTTCGTTTCTGGTCCGGGAAAGCGCCATAGTCGAGCACGTAGCCAGTGAAGTTGTCGGACCAAGCAACGACCGTGTAAAAGAGGACGGATTTTTGAACGTCGATGAACGCCGTGAGCTTCTGGGCGTCCTGGGGAACGCGGCGGCGTTCATACCCATTGGTCTTGCTGGCGATTTCCTCGGCGGTCAGCGTGGCCGTGGCGACGTGCGGCAGCGGCTCGTTCTGATATTCCGAGGCGAAAACCTCGGGACCGTCGTCGATGAGGGCGTTATAGGCATGTTGAGTGGCTGAACATTCGGTCTCAGGGTCAAAACAGTGTTCCCAAGAGACTTGGCAGCCGTCGTCCATCTCGGGACGATGCTCGCGGTAGAAGTCGGTTGCAGCCTGATGCGCCAGCTTCTGAGACTGCGGATCGTCCTTGTCGTAGGTTGTCCGCAGTTCGGCGTAGTCTTTGAGCCATAGCGTGTCGTGGTTGCGTGACCACGAGCGAACCATTTTGATCCGTTCGCTCTGGAACGCGGGATTTTTCTTGTGGTCAAGGAGCTGATCTACGAGGTCGTCGGGCTCGATCACCGTGGCATTGATGACGATGGCCAGCGCTTTGCCGTGCGAACCTGCTTTGAGGATCGTCTTGCGAATGATGTTCAGGCGTTTGCGAACCTGAACCTGGCTCGAAGCACTCTCATCGGTCTGGGGGTCATCGACGAGGGCGAGGTCAACGCGCTGCTGGGTGCCATCCGGGCGTTTGTACTTCAGGCCCCGGATGGAGCTGGTGAGACCGTGAGCACAGAGAATGGAGCCGCTGGCGGCCGAACCGGGAATCGTGGGGAAGACGACTTTATCCGCTGTCCAGCGAATATGAGTCAGTTCACCCTGGTAAGTCTGAGAATGCTGCCGCTGGGCTTTGCCTTCCAGGCAGCGGATTGGGTAGCACACCTCGGGGAAGTCTTCCAGCAATAGGTCATTGCTCTCAAGTTCTCGTTTGATCGAGTCAATGTTGCCGTCTGCGGCGGATTGATCGCCGCCAAAGATGGCTACAAAGCGGCGGTGGCCATAGAGCGTGGCCCAGATCGAGGCGTTCTCAGAGATCGTGGTCTTGGCAAAGCCGCGATAGACGGCGTTGACGAACCGGCCTCCCTCCAGGATGCACCGTTGAATGCGTTCGATGACGCGGCGATGATCAGCCGAGAACGGTTTCAGGCCGGTTGAGTTCGGGAAATACGTCGTCAGGAACAGGAACAAGTCATTCCGGCAGGCTTCCTTCCGCTCGGGATCGACGACGGCCGGCAGCTCGCCGATGTCCGCCACCGACTGCGATTGCTCGCGTGAGCGAGCGGCCATCCGCTCGCGATGAGCGCGGCCTTGCTTCCTTGTATCCGACACTACGCAGCATCAACCTCGGAGACGATCAGCAATTCGCCGCGCGCGAGGACTGTGTCATCCGTGAGGTCACGGAGACAGTAGTGCAGTTCGCCAGCGGTGCCGGTGTTCGTGTCGTCGTCCGTGACGGTCACGACGTTGCCGGAGACTGTGCTGTCGGTCTGCCATAGATATTCGCAGTCCGAGGAGGCCACAAAGACAACGGTGTGTCCGGTCAGATCAACCGACGCGCCGGTCTGGTCTGTAATACTGAACGTGAACGGACCGAGCCGGGCGTACTGGTAGGCAGTCAGATTCTTGCTTTTGACTTCGCCTGCACTGACCGTGGCCACGATCGGCATGACCGTGACTCCGCCGACTTCGATGCCATCAACACTGGTTGCGACTTCGTCGATGGAGTCGGATAGCTCGATTGCCGTGATCTCGTTGCCGTCCGCGTCGAGTGTGACGTTGAGTCCGCCGATCGCTTCGTCCGTGGAAGCGTCGTAGATCGTCAATGAAAGGTTGCCGCTAGCCGTGAACTCGGCGCTGCGCCGATTGGGCGGACCCTCATCTTCGGATAGAGAGATTTGGAAGTCCGACGTAGCCTCGTAGGTCTCAAGGTTTCCGCTGTCCTGATTCAGGCACATCCCGGCAGCATTGGAGACGACCAAGTAACAGGCGGCGTCGTAGGCGAAGAAGATCTTCATGCGTATTTGGGGAATCCACTCAGGTCACAGAAGGACAGTTCGCCATCATCGCCCAGTGCGGCGTTGATTTCGTCTAGCCAGTGGGCGTAGTTGGGACCGCCGCTGGGGCCGGTGAAGCTGGTCAGCAGCACGAGTTCGCCGTTCACAACGCTGAAAACACCGCTGCCCGAGTCGCCGCTGATGGGCAGCTCGTACCAGGCGGTCCGCTGCATGGGCAGCACGCCGCTGTATAGGCCGATGGAACTACTGGCGTAGAACCATTCATTGACGTTGGCCTTCTTCTCTTGGTCGCTGTTGATCACAGGGACCGCGTGTGGAACCTGACCGGGAGGCCAGCCGAATGGAACATTGGGCAGATAGTCGGCGAAGTCTGCCGGCATCAGCTTGGCCGGCGAGAGTTCCACCGGGCTGTCGAGACGAGCGATCGTGATGTCGCTGAAGCTGCCGATGTCGATGCTGGCCGCGATGGTTCGCGCGACAGTTATATTGTCAGCAGTGACCCAACGGACCGTAGCACCCACAGGCAGCTTGTAGTGTTCGGCGAAGACGACATGGCTGGCCGTAATCAACGTGCCGCCATTGCCTGTCACGCACAGGGGCGTCAAATCAATGTCGGCTGCCCAGCAGTTTGGATCGCGCTGAAACGTCCAAGTGGTCGTATTGGCGACCGAAAAGATGCGCCGCTGCGATGGGCTCTTGCCCGCTAGGCGGCTGTCAATCTGGTCGGTCATGTGCTTCGCCAGAGTTCCTGGCAGGTAGCCCAGCCACTCGTTCGTAGTGACGTTGGATTGGGAGACCGTGAGCGCGATCCGCTTGGTTCCGCGCCGCCCACGGGCAAGAATCTCGGCCGTGCCGTCCGTGACTCGCGTCACGAAGCCGGTTTCGTCAACCGTGGCGACATCGGTATCGAGCGACTCGAACGAGCAATACTCGCTCGTGAGAAGTTGGGCATGGTGAATAACCGGAGCCTCAACGGTGTGCCTATAGAGAGAATCGTCGATCTCGATTTCGGATGTTTCGGGCTCGCCGACCACTTCATTGGCGACAACCGCCGCCAAATCAAAATCCGCTTCTGTGGCGGTATAGGAACGCAGGACTAACATAGGCCGGTGCCTGCGCTTTGCAGATTGGTGGCCGACCAGGTATTCGTCACACTGGTGCCCAGCAGATTGCCGGCCGAGACGCAGCCGTTGGCTTTGACAGCCACGGCGCTGGAGCCGTTCTGCAAAGCATCCGACGACGTGTCGAACACACAATTCAGGAACCGTGCACCGGCTACGAGGCGGGTGATAGGTGCCTTGGTTCTTACGCCGTCCAAGACACCGGCGACTTTAAGGTTCGTTGATGTGCCCGTCAGCCGACTGTTTCTGATGGTGCCAGAGAAAGTTCCAGCACCGCCTGCCGTCGCGCCACCGAAGAAGGAGTTGTTGCCGGCGGTGCAATCATCGAACATCACGGTCGAGCTGGCATTCGCTCCGTCCAATCCGCCCATAAAGACGTTCGTGGAGCGGGTACCTCGGAACGTCAACCCAGAATAGTCGCCGGTTGCGGATGGGGAGAGTGCTGGCCCCACGCCGAGAAACGTCAAGTCTTCAAAGAGGCCCGCTGTCACGGCGGGAGAGATTGTGATGAACGGAAAAAAGCTGAAACCGGGCACGAGGTACAGGTTGTTCAGCACCACATCGCTGGCCGTGATCACGATCTGCGGTACTGAGTACGTGGCGCGGATCAGTCGGACGCCAATTGGCGACAAGCCAACGATGTCGATGTAGGGCGCGTCGATGTTCCAGGGTGCCACCGTTTCCAGGTCATAAAGTCCGGGAGCGACGAGCACCGTCACGCGGTTGGCCGGACCGAGGGGGAATCCTCCAGGCGTGAAGGATTGGGCTTCCTCGTAGGCGGCCACAAGAGCTTCGGCATTAGCGGTATAGTTGCCTGTCGGGCAGACCAGAATTGCCGCGTCGGAGATGATGACGCCGCGTGGACTCTTGCCGCCGCTAGTGACGCCGTCGCCGATACGCAGTTCGAGATCGCTGGTAGTGGCGATCTCACCGGCTGCCAAGACCAATTCGTCCAGTTCTGACGGGGTGCCAGTCCGTGGAATGATGCCGTTGATGGTAGCTACGCCCGACCCGTTCAGCCCGACAAAGCCGTTTGGCTGGTCGCGTAGAGTCTCCTGCACAGCGCCCTGAATCAGGGCGCGTTGTGCGGAAGTCAGCGATGGAGGGGAGATGACCGTCATGCTGCAATCCGTTGCTGCGCGACCTCAAAGTAGTCACGCTCGATCTCGATCCCGATGTAGTGGATGCCGCGCCGCTGGCAGGCAACGCCTAGGCCACCGGAACCCATGAAGGGGTCTAGCACGGTCTGGCCGGTTTGAATCTTCGCCCGGTCGAGAATCCACTCCCAAAGGGCGACAGGCTTCTGCGTAGGATGCAGGCTCTTGCCCCGTTCGCTTTCGCGATCGAAGCCGTTCCAGACGTGATTGAATAGGTAGACGCCCTTGCCGCCCTTCAACCAGGCAAGCTCCGCGTCAGACAGGAACGTCCCGAGTTGGTTCGGTCGGCGCTTGTTCCAGACGAGGACGGTGCCTTGCGGCAGCCGGTCGGCGAAGAACTGATAACCGAACAGGACGACCTTGGGATAATTCAGCCAGGGACTCGGGTCGAACGGCTGGTCGTCGCCTTTGATGGCGCGATAATAGGTTCCGCCCTTGGGACTCAGACCGCCGGTGAACCGCGTGTAATCGCAGTCATTTCGGCAGCCGTAGGGCGGATCGGTAATCACAGCGTCGATGCCGGTGAGCGTCGGAGCGATGTCGTGGCAGTCGCCGTGGATGAGTTGGATCACCGAAAGAAAAACTCAGTAAAGAAAGGAAGACCTGTAGCGGCACTGTTCCCTGTGGTCCAGGCTGCTGTTTCGCGGGGAAAGGACCCGCGAATATGGGGCTGAGAGGCTGCCAGAGTGGCAGTTAGAGCAGTTGCGTTGCGTAAGCTGCCAGCGCTGTGAACGCGCTCACGATGGCCACACGCACGCTCCAGCGACGTGTAGCGTCACGTTGCTCAAGTCGATCGAGACGAATGACCGTGCCTGCCTCGGTTGAGCCTGGATTGCCGAACAACGTTGCTGAATGCAACTTCACCAGCGTCCGCAACTCAGCGAGTTCTGCACGAACGAGTGCGGACAGTTCTTTGACCGTTAGTTCAAGTTCGCGCAAGCGTGATTCGAGTTCGGCATCACTCATGCGGCGATTGTCGGCTGGTTGTATTCGGCCAGCTTGGCGGCGAGATACGCGCGACCTTGCTCGGTGTTGAGCTTCACTGCGAGGACGCTTTCAAAGACGCCGTCGAGTTCCTTCATCAAGGCATCTTCGTCTTCGAGAAACAGCTTAAAGATTTCGCGAACACCTTCGAAGAGTCCGCTGTAATCGCCAACGCTGTAGCAGATCAGCAGTGCCGGAACTCTCTTGAGTCCGTAGTTGGAGAGCTTGGTTGCAAGCAGACCAGCAGCACGGCGGCGGTTTTCGACTTCGGTGTCTTTCTGGAATAGCCACTTCACCACGAATTAGGCCAGCGCAGCAACGGCGACCAAGAGGGCAATCGTTTGAACAGTCAGGATCATTTACTTTCTCCGTTGGTATGTTTGGTGCCATTGTTTGGCGAGGCCAAGGCCCGCGCCTGCGGCGGTGAGTCCGCCCAGCAAAATCCACGGAAAGTGCGACTTGGGTTGCGGACCTGGCATGATTGGTTGCGGTGCGGGATCAAGGTCAGGGCGTCGAAAGCAATTGCGTGCTTGGGTGTTCAAGCCGCGAGCTAGGGCGTCGGACGTAAAGGGCAATTCGCTGCCTGCAAACTCAGCGACAATGTTGCCGCTGGCATCTTGCAGGCGGATGCAGGGCGTCTCGCGATAAGAGGGGCTGAGCCGCTCGAAGAAGTGCGGGCTCTGTGTGGGGATCGCGTTGAAATGTGTTTGGTCTTTAATCGCTCGTAAGGTTGGATGCCGATCGAACCAGTCGCACAGGGTGCGAAATCGCGGATCGCTTTGGCTGCCGATGACCGTGAGGTAGGGTCGGTGCTCGTCACGAGGCAGTTCGACGACCTGCTCGGCGATGTACTTCACGCCGTAGGCGGCGTCAGCACGCATTGTTTCGCGGCCTAGGCACAGGTTGGCGAACGTCGCCAACAGGACGAGGACAATCAGGAATCGTTTCATTGAGGGTCTCCGAGAGGAGGAACCGGTGTGTAAATCGGGGTCACTGCAAATGCGCCGCTATTGAGCCATTCAGCTATGAATTGATCGCGCGGCACGTAGATCACGTTTTGTGGATCGTTGGGATCGAGCAGCCCGGCATGAAAATCGTTTAGTTCAACTAGGGCGACCATGTGCCGACCGCCCATGATGGTGACTCCGCAACCTCGTCGTGTCAGACAGGCTTGTTCCAGGAACTCGACGCTGCCTTCCGTGGCAGAACAGCGAATCCCTTCACGGTCGAGTGCCTGGAGAAGCGACGTAGGTGTCTCACCGCCGCTGTATTTCGATCGCCAGTAGTTGGCCGTGTGGATGCGCCCTTGCCAGCGGAATAGGTTGACGAGTGTAGCGTGGGTACAAGAGCCCTCGCCACTGAAACGGTCGGTCCAATTGAGTTGACGTAGCGATGGCGGGACGTTGACGGTCGGCATTTCAGATTGCGGCGTGCCCAGATTAAAAGTGAGTGGGGCTACGTCGAGCCGACCGTCGCAGCCCAGTGCTAGTGCGAGGAGAATGGCTGAAATGAATCTCATTTGAGTCTCGTCGGTGGACAGAGGATGCCAGCTAGTCGTTCAGCTCGGATCAGGCGACTTGGATTCCAGCGACTGGCATTGCAGGTCGGCCAGATTCCAACCGTGGCGTGTGCTGCTGCAACCAGCTCGCTGCAAAAGAGGGCGTTCAGTGCCTGATGCCTCGCAAGGCCAGTGATCAGGCTGAAGACGAATCCGCCGCTGCGGATGGCTCCCGATTGGTCGTAGGGCTTGCCGACTTGAGCAAGCAGGAATTGATTGAGGCGGTCTCGCTCAAAGCCGTACAGATCGCGGTAGAGCGGGTAGTGCCAGAGCTTGCCGGGGTAGGTCTCGATCCGTTCGTCGATCGAGTGGACCTGAACGCCGTCGCAGCACTTGTCTTGCACGAGGCACGGCGTCGGATCGTCGGTCGTGCTCTCGAAGCAAACGGTTGTACCGTTGAGTTCGCCGACTATTGCAAGATGGCTTGGCGGCCAACGCGGTAGACCCACGCTGCCCAGGGAGATGGCCATGCTAGAGAGGTGATGGCCTGAAAAAGCGAGTAGGTCGCCTGGTTTCAACGCGGTGCGCGACCTCACAGAATCGCCTAAGGCAGTCGGAGAAAAACCCGCCCATGATCTGACATGCCGGGCGAATTGATGTCGCCAGAGAGGCTGCTAGGTGGCCAGGATGGCGTTTATTTCGCGTTGTCGAGCGGCATAGCGCTCATGCTCTTTGCGTGAGAGCGATGCGACCTTGACGGACTGATCTCGGCCGCTGAATCGCTCGGCGAGATCGGAATAGCAGTCGTCGCAAACGGGACCGCTGACCTTGATAGGTCGGCCACACGCGCATTGCGGAAGGGCATCGCGCGTATGGCACTCTGGTCGCTGGCAGGTGGGGCAGGGCTTTCGAGCCATAGATCGCCTTCCTGGCGTTGATTGGTTGGGTCTGCTCAGATGGAACCGAGCAGACCTGTAAGCAGGCTAAGAGGCTCAGCCCTCTGGGGCTGGCACAAGCGCCCGCGTAGATCGCGATGCGAGCCGGATTTGTCCTTCTATATATCAGGACTCTGAAAACCGCTGTTTTGTCTCACGAAATCCAGATAAATTTCGCTGACTCAGTGTCTGGAAAGCGTAGGCACCCGTATGCCACACAATTTTTAAATTGTGTGGCTTCGGTGCCCGTTCGCTCGCTCGCTCGTGAATTCCCTAGGGAATTTGTCAGCGAGCGAGCGAATACGACGCGGTAAATCGGCATTTGACGCGGTATGAGCGTTACCGAATTAACGGTTCGATGTCATCCCAGTCCAACCGGCGCCCCGTAAGCTGCTGTGCTGCGAGCTTCCTTGCGACCCGTTCAACGGCCGCCCAACGCTCATCCAGAATGGTCATCGTTCTCTTGACGACGGAGTTGGGGTCCACCTTAGCATTCCGGTCCGTCGTGTATTTGACAAAATCGAACTTGTCGGAGCCGCTATACGAGAAGCCCGAAATCGCGTGTTCGAGGTTGCCTGAATCTGTGATGAACGCGACTGCGAATTCTCCGGGATTCTCGTGCGACCGTTCCGCCGGGTCCCTGAGTGCCGTTACGAGGTCCTCGATCCCACTTTGAGCGAAGCGGGCTGACTGATCCAGCCGGCGGGCACCGCATTTCGCCTCTGCGAGCATTCCGGCGATGGCGATGGCTGCCCGTTGGTCCACATACTTGGGCCATTGCCGACTGGAGAATCGTCCCCTGTATTGGTCATACTGTGGCCACGGCCAGAGTTCAGCGGCTATCTCCAGGACGCCGTTCGCGTGCGCAACAACAACGTGTCCCGCTTCATGGTGGGCCGCGTCGAGCAATTGTGCTTCGCTTGTCATTGGGTCCTCTAGTATGGGTCCTGGCGATCGTATGCCCGAATTCGATCTCACTCCAGGTGTTCGGACAGCGAGCCGATGCTCGACCATATGGAACTACCTATCTACCGCGAGCCCGAGTTCGCAATCATCGACGAGCAGGATGGCCAACTTTCGCAGTACCGCTGGTGTGCTCTGTGGATGATTGGCGCTCATGGCTATGGTGTACGACCATACTATTACGTCTACCGCAACTTGCCACCCAACGAGAAGGGGCACAAGCCCAAGGAATTTCTGCACAAGGCCGTCCTGCGGCTGCGAGGTGTCGAAGTGCCTGCGGGGTACAAAGTCTGCTTCAAGAACAAAAATCCACTTGATTGCCGGTTCGACAACCTTGCGGTTTGCCCGAAAAGCGACCCCTACCATCCGCTCAACATCCCGCCAGGGCGACGGCTGGCGAAGTTCTTCGCGGAGTGCCGGGCCGCAGAAGCCGCAAAATCGGCATAATCGCACCCCGACAACCTAGCAAAATGCAGCAAATCTCGCGTCTTTGGTAGATTTTCCGGCGTGCGGCCTCAGACTCAACACATTGTTAGGGGTAGAGGGCAGAGGTCTCGTTCACTAGGCGCGGAGCGTAGTGTAGGCGACCGAAGCACCTATTCGACCTGACGCCGCGTCACGCCGCGTCAGACCACTGGCAGCTAGGCTGCCTATCTCCGTGGCGCACAACTGCGCCCATCTGTATTCCGCGAGCCGTGCTCGCCGTAACCCGCCGCAAGATGCTGTCCTCTTGCGCGCGGGTCTTTTCGTTTCCGGGCAGCACGAAGGACAGCAATGCAAACGATCAGAGAATTCCTGCGCCGCCTCGGGCACCCAGTCGCCCTGGTCGGCACCAAGCCGCTCGCCGGCGGACCCCGCGTCAAGGTGATTTGGCCTGCCGAGCAACACGATCCGCCGGACGAGGCAGCCTGGCTCAGCCACGACTACTATAGCGTGTATTCCCAACTCAATCCGCTCCGTGGCGAGATGCTAACCGTCCAGCCCGAGCCCTGGGTGAGCGTCCGAGACAGCATGATCGCGAGACGCACGAGGCTGCTCATCGACGTCGATGGGCACGATTTGCCCAAAGAAATCGCCCGCGAGCAAAAAGACGAGATCAAAGAGCGGTATGGCACGCCGCTAATCGAGACAGACAGCGGCAACGGCTATGGGCTGATCTACGAGATCGACCTACCCAATGACGCTGACTCAAAGTTTCGAGTCCAGCACTTCCTGCAACGGCTCAAGGCGGACTTTCCCTGCGTCGATGCTGGCTGCTTCAATGCCGCCCGTCTCACGCGAGTGATCGGCACGCCGAACCGCTCGATCGTCGATGGCTCGCGCATCAAGACGGAGTTGGCATGATCGACATCGCGAAAGAACTAGCCGACCTTGAGATCGGCACAGCACCTTCGCCGCGAGGCGACTGGACGCAGGAACGGCTTCGCAAGTTTGTCGCTGATAGGCTGCCAAATTTTGTTGCCAACCAGACGAGCAATGCGACCTTCGATGACGGCATCCGCTATGACGGTCCGTGTCCATTCTGTGGGCAGGGTGGCGCTGCGATTTGGCTACGACACGGCACACCATGCTTCTTATGTTTCCACCAAAACACCTGCAACCAGCCTCGCAAATTCACATTTGGCGACGTCGCACGAAAGGTCGAAAAACGACTGGAGATCATCAGTGCCGCTGAACTGCCGGCAAAATATCCCCATTCGCGTCCGCATGTCGTGCGTGGGCTGATCAGACGTGGCGACGTCGCAAACTTCATCGGCGGGCCGAAGGCGCGAAAGTCATTTCTGGCGATGCAACTCGCTCTGTGTGTAGCGAGCGGCAACGAGTTTCTGTCATGGGCGACTGTGCAAGGTCGTGTGCTGATGCTCGACAACGAGTTGCGGGGTGACGATCTTTGCCGCCGTATGATGGCGATGGCAACTGCGATGGGATTCGACTTTGCCGAGGTCGCGCAGAACCTCGACATGATGCCCTTACGTGGCAAGTTGGCAGACCTGACCACGATCAGGGACCAGTTGTCTACGCTGCCCAGCGACACCTACGCGCTGATCGTCGCCGACGCGCTCTACAAGTTGATGCCAGCCTCCAGCGAAGAGAACAACAACACGGACATGACGCGAGCCTACGAGCTGCTCGATGGAGTGGCTGAGCAGCATAATTGTGCGAGTGCGGGCGTACAACACGCCTCCAAAGGGAATCAAAACAAAAAAGCAGTGAGTGACGTCGGTGCAGGTGCTGGCGCTCAAAGCAGATCAGCGGACGCACATCTCGTGATCCGACCGCACGAGGACAACGATACAGTTGTCATGGATGGCATTTTGCGATCGTTGCCGCCAATCGAGCCTCTGTGCCTGACTTTTGAATACCCGATTTGGCGAGTCGCCAGCGACAAAGACCCAAGCGCCATTGCTGCAACCAACAGGAAGCCTGTGGTCACGTTGCAAGAGTTCTTGGGCACCATGCCCAAGACGCCTACGCCCAAGAAGGCGGTCTTGGCGAAGGCTCGAAACATTCTGGGCATCACGGTCGCACAGCGAGATGCCCTCTACGAGACCGCACTGTGTGACGGCTACCTCGAAGAGTCCACGGCGCAGGGACGGTCCCACGCCAAGTTGATCAATCGCACTGCGAGACCATTTTTAGGGAACGACACATGAGACAGATTTATTTTGATGCTGAGACCAAGACCTGGGGATTTGACGATCGCGGGGAGCGGTTCATCCGATTTCCGGCGGAGAAGATTCGTCTGCTGCTTCTGGCAGATGGATACTCACGGCAAGAGATCACGACGGCGATGGCGCGTGCGAAATGCGTGGCATACGGCATCACGGTCTGGGGGAGTCAATGACGCAATACTTTCGCCGCACCGGCGGCTTCCTGAACACGCGGATTGCGTTCGTTCGGTTGGATGGGCGCACCTGCCATCTTATCGACTTCTTGGGCAAGGAGTATCGCCACCCCAAGTTTTGTTCACTGTTTGACGCCGTGGAACTTGTGCGCGGCGGCCTGTGGCAGGAATTGAGCGAGGCACAAGCCAAAAGATTAGTTAGACCGG